CGCGCGCAGGTCTTTCTCGACCTCGCGCTGCGCCTGGGCGAGCGCCGGCGCCAGCGCGTTCAGGAGCGGCTTGGGTAGGTGGTCGACCTGCTCGTACAGGGTGCCGAGCATCTCGGCGACGAGCTGGCGCTGCTTGGCGTTCGCGGTCACCGGCCCCTATACGCGCCGAGCAGGCCCGCAGCGAGTAGCGCGGCGGCCGTCTTCGTCTTTCCGTGGCGAGGTGGGATGTGCGCGGTGATGACGACCGTGCGCCCTGCGAGGTTGGCGCCGGCGGCATGGCGCTCGATGAGCGCCCAGTGGCGCGCGCGGGCGCGCCTGATCCAGTCGTCCGCGAAGCTCATCAGCCGTTGGTGATGTTCTGCCCGGCGATGGTGACCGGCTTGGGGTCGTTGGGCAGGCCGGTGATCTGCGCCGGCGTCACGATGGCCTTCAGCGACTGGAGGTCGCTCGTGCCGGGGATGTCCTGCCTCACCAACACGGCGCAGTCGCCGCCCTCGTTGAAGCCGAGCGACGCAAGCTGCTGATGGTCGGTGTCGACCAAGGGCACCAGGGTCATGGTCTTCGCGACGGTGTCGATGTCCACTCGGATTGCCATGTTGCACTCTCCTCTTACGGTTGCGATTCGGCTTCAGCAAGCGTGCGCCAGACCATCCGACGCCCGACCTGGTTCGATACGAAGCGGATGATTTGCAGCCAGCCGCGGCGCTTGCTGTAGCGCATCCACGTGCTGATCAGCACCTCGTCGTCGTTCACGGCTCGCGTTCCAATTCCTGCACCAGCAGGTCGAGCTCGCTCACATCGCACTTCACGGTGGCGGTGACCGGCTCGCGCCGGCCCTTGCACTCGATGGTGATGGCGCTCACCGCGAGCAGGCCGAGCACCTCGCTGTCGGGCCCGACCACCTCGACGTGAAGGCCCTTGCCGCGCAGGCGCCCGCGTGGACCCGCGGCGCCGGTCTGGCGCATGTCCTCGGGCGTCATCATCGCCCGGATGCGGAGCAGGCGCGCCATCAGCGCACGCGCCCGGCGAGCGGGTCGCGCGCGCGCCGGCCCAGCATGCTCGCGGCGATGCGTTCGGCCTTGGCGCGGCTGTAGCCCATGCCGCGCACGATGGAGTCGACGAGCTGCTCGTGGTTCCGGTCGCGCTCGCGGCGCGCGTCCTCGGCGCGCGCGATCTCGGCCGCGTCGAGGCGCTCGCGCTCCGTCTTGAAGTCGCCGGCCATCATGCCTCATCGTCCGGGCGGCCGGGATCGTAGCCGATGACCCTGACGCCGAGCCGGTAGCGTGTGCGCGCGATCGCGGCGCGCAGGCGCTCGGGCGCGCGCACGATGGCGGCAAGCGTGGGGAAGTGGCGCGCGGCGACGTCGCGCACGGTCGCGCGGTAGGTCGGCGCGGGGCCGTCGCCGTAGTAGTCCTTCGCGATCCGCTCTTCGAGTTCGGCGACGACGCGATCGCACTCCATCTTCAGGAGGTCGGCGACGCGCTGCGGATTCGTGTCGGCCATCAGGCGGCCTTTCCGTTCGGCGCGGGCGGGGCCTTCGCCGGCGGCGCGCCACCGCCCGGCTTGCCGCCGGGCACCGTGGCCTTCAGCGCGAGCTCGTGCTGGCGCTGCGCCTCGGCGTCCTGCGTCGCCGCGTCGGCCTCGGCGGCCGGGTCGAACTGGTCGTCGGTGATGTTCGACTCGAGCTCCTCTTCGATGGCCTCGTAATCCTCGGGCGTGGCGTTGTCGCCGAGCACCACGCGCGCCACCTGCATCGCGTGAAGCCGCTTGAAGGTCGGCGAGGGGATGTCGACGCCTTCGAGGGCCACGGCGTTGTCGATGGTGTCGCCGGTGGCGACCTCGTCGAACTTCTCCATGCCCTTCACCTTCCAGCGGTCGACGAGTTGGACCTCGCGGCGCGCGCGCGCCACGTCCTGCATGAGCCCCTTCAGGAACTCGCGGCACAGCAGGCCGAGGTATGTGAGCACCACCTGCTCGCTGGCCTTGTCCTGCGCCTTCGACTCGCCCGAGCGGGTGAGCGCGGCCGCCGTGTTGTCGACGGCGAGCTTCATCTGGTGCGTCACGCGGTGCATCTCGTCGCGCACGTCGCGGCAGGAGGTGAGCGCGTGGTCGAAGGGCGCCGAGTCGGGCCCGACGAATTCGGCCTTGTCCTCGGCGCCGAGGGTCTGCACGAAGCCCTGGCCGCGCTTCTGGTTCACGCTGCGGTCGACGTCCTCCTGGTTCTCGCCGACCATCGCGCCCGGCGCGCCGACCTCGGGCCCGAGGAACTCGTAGAGCTCGGGGAGCAGGCTTTGCAGCTCGGCCCACGCCAAGCCGCTGCGCTTGTTGAAGTGCTCGCGGGCGAGCCCCTCGAGCTTCTCCATGACCCACAGCCCGTCGGGCACCTCAAGCCGCCTGAAGGGCACCTTGCCGTGCGTGTGCGTGCCGCCATCGACCCACGGCACGATCTTGTCGGCCTCGGGCGGCTTCCGCCGGTCGTACGTGATGGCGTACTCGTCCCACGTCTCCTCGGTCCAGAAGGTCCACCGCTCGGTCACCACGCTGCGCGAGCTGGCGATGCCGGCGCGCTTCGCCTCGACGAAGTGGGTCATGACCCATTCGAGCTCGCCGCTGGTCGCCGCGTCTTCCCAGTCGATGACCGACTCGGCCGGCACGTTGAACGCGTACACGTCGAGCGAGGCATCCTTCTCCTGCTCGGCCTTCGACGTGTAGACCTTCGGATTGCCCTCGGCGTCGATGGCGCGCGCGGTGTCGTACTGCACCCAGGCGCAGCGCACCTGCAAGGCCTCGAGGATGGTGGCGCGCACCAACTGATTGATGTTCGTCTCCGCGCCGCCCTCGGCCGAGCAGTCCTTCGTGAAGGCATCGTAGAACTCGGGCAGCGGCTCGGGCGGCGACGCCGCACCCGGCTTCTTCGGCTTCGTCTTGTCGTCGTTCAGCGACACCACGAGCGGCTCGCTGGTGAGCGACGCGATGATGTGGTCGACGATCTCGCCGGCATAGGGCACGTAGAACGCGCGGGCGCAGCGCTCCTTGTAGACCTCGGAGATCTCGTCGCGGTGCTGTGGGAAGACCTCCTTCATGATGGCGGGGTCGCGCAGGAGCTTGCGCCCGCCCTTGTAGAACGCGCGCAGGCGCGCCCAATAGCCCGCGTCGTACTCGGGATGCGTCTGGCGCAGGAGCGCAAGCGCCATCCCGCGACCTGGCGCTGGCGCGGGGTTCGGGTTGCCGTTCGTGATGTCGATCCCCAGCGGCTGCGACGCGATCAGCGCCGCCTCCACGTAGACCGAGCCCGGCGTGGGATTGGTGGCGCTGTCGCTCGGTCCTGGCTTCATGATGCGATCTTACCCGGGTTTCGCTTGACAGGTCACGGTTTGTCGGCCTTGCGCACCATCACGGCGGCGGTGAGCGTGGGGATCGCGTGGCTGCGCACGCGGGCGGGCTCGAAGCCCTCGCCGACGCCGTCGCGCTCGTCCTCGAAGCGCGCGTACTCGACCGGCTCGGGCTCGAACACGGGCTGGCGCATCACGTCGAGCAGGCTCTGCGGCGTGCCGCCGGCGAGCGCGATCGCGATGGTCTTCCCGTGGATGAAGAGCGTCCCGACCTCGCCGTGGCACTCGACGCGCGCCTTGAAGCCAGGCGAGTCGGCGTCCGGGATGATGGAAACTTTTTCCACGTCGCGCCGGCACCGCCTGCAGTAGGGCCGCGCGTGCTTCGCTACGAGCTCGAGCACGGCGATCGTCGACACCGGCGGCGCGGTCGGGCGCTTGCGCCGCGCTTCCGCCGGCTGGTGCGCGAGCAGCACCTGCCACGCGAGGTGCTCGTACCAGGCCGCGTCGCGGGTTGGCTCGGCGAGCCCAATGGGGTCGGGCGGCGGCTCGCGATAGGGGCTCACCCCGCGACCTCGCCGGGCTTGCCGCAGACCTCGCGCGAGATGCGCTCGAACTCCTCGGGCGTGGGCGTGCCGAGCCGCTGCAAGGCGTCGGCGAGCTTCGCGTTCAGCGCGCCCACCTCGGCGTTGGCGGCTTCGAGGACGACCACGCGCTTCTCGAGCGCCACGCCGACGTTGATGATGTTTTGCAGCCGGTTGCCGAGGCTCAGGATCAGCTGGTCGATGAGCAGTTGCGCGGCGGTCACCGACGCCGCCGCCATCGCCGCGAGCATCGCCTGCGTGATGGTCGAGTTCACGTCGATCGGCAGCGCGTGCGTGCGCGCCAAGTGCTCGAGCTGGTTTCGCGCGGCGTTCATCGACTCCTTCAGCATCCGCTCGCGCGCCTTCGCCATCGCGAAGGCGATCTGCTCCTCCGTGGGCGCGCCGCCCACGATGGTTGCGCCGTCGGGCCCGACGATGCCCGTCAAGAGAGCACCGCGAGCACTTCATCGGCGCCGAACATCAGGTGGCGCTCGCCGTTCAGCACGACCTCGGTGCCCGAGCCCACGAAGTCCTCGACGACGACGGTGTCACCCACGCGCAGGCCCATCTCCTCGATGATGGGGCCGGGCCCGAGGCGCACCACGGTGCCGCGGTCGCTGCGCTTCACCTGGGCGGTCTCGGGGATCCAGATGCCCGACGCGGTCACGCCCTCGACGATGGGCTTCACCAGCAGGTTGTCTTTCGTCATCCGCAGCGAGGTGGGCTTCATGGCTGGCCTCCGTCGACGACGCGCATGGCCACCGCCGGGAACTTCGCCAGGATAGAGGCCTGCGCGTCGGCGAAGACCTGGCCGGGCGCCATGCGCAGGGCAACGACGAGCGCAGGCCCGTCGGGGCTCTCCTCGTTCGTGCAGCTGAACGAGCGCACGCTGCCGAGCGACGTGCAGAAGCGCCAGACCTCGTGGTGAATCGCGGCGTCGCTCACGGCACCACCTGCCAATCCTCGGCCAGGAGGTCGGTCTGCGAGCACAGCCACGGCACGAGCTTCCCGTCGGCGGTGCTCATGTACACGTACGGCAGCGACATCTTGCTGTGGTCGTCGGGCACCTGTAGCGCGAGCCACATGCCCTTGCCGTTCCAGCCGAGGCGCTGCACGCGGTGGTTCTGCTTCAGGTGCTCGACGGCTTCGCCGATGGTCATCGAGTGGCCGCGCACGTGCCGCTCGCCGGCCGCCACCGCCGCGTCGATCTCGGTCGCGTGGCTCACCCCGGCACCAGCGCGCGCACGGCCCAGTCCTTCGCCTCGACGAGCGCATTCAGCGCCTTCGTGCGCTCGGGGCTCGCCGGCTGCGACTCGCACAGCCACTGCGCCAGCTCGCAGAACGGCTTGCTCGCGCCCTGAAGCGCGGGCGGCAGGTGCTTGTACTCGAAGAAGCGCAGCATGCGCTCCGGGGGCTTCGGGTCGCTCGGGCTCGTGCCGATGCCCTTCTGCTTCTCGTCCATTCGTCGTCTCCTCTGCGCGACGATGTCGCGCGCCAGTAGCCACAGATCGAGGTCGGTCACCCAACCGGAATGATTCTCGCTGTCGGCAGCCACGTCGACAGGATGCCCGACGTGAGGCTCACCGCGTTGAAGGGCGAGTTCCCCTCGTCGGCCAGCCGCATGAAGATGATCGCGGGCTCGTCGGCCGTGTACTGAGTGCCCGGCGCCACGATGAATCGTTGGGCGCGGCAGAGCTCGCTGAAGGTCACGACGGGCGGTTGTTTTTGCGTCACGTTGTATCGCACCCTAGCGCCACCGTCGCGCGTTGGCAATCGCCCCGCGCTTCGGCGGCAGCGGCGTGAACTCCACTGAGTTCCACGTGTGCGCGAGCGCGTCGACGTCGTCGTCCTCGGGGTCCGACATGCCCGTGAAGGCGCGGATCACTTTTTTGAACGGGATGACCCACGCGTAGGATCCGAGCGGCAGGAGCACGCGTCCCTGGTTCCACGCGGCGGCGACCGGCTGGGCGCGCTGGTACTTGTCGCCCACCGCCGGCGCCTCGGTGACGCGCAGCGTGGGGTCGTGCGCGCGCAGCATCTGCGGGATGGCCTTGAAGCCCTGCACCGCCTCGACGGCCACGGGCGCGCCCCACCACTTGATCTGAAGCGCGCGAAGCCGCTTCACGAAGTCGGGCACCTGCCAGTGGCCGCGGATGCAGTAGAGCACGTAGGCGACGCGCTGGATGCCCACGCCGCGCACGCCGAGCACCACCGCCACGCTGTGGTCGGCCTGCTGGCTGTCGCTGGCCGCCGGGTCGGCGCCGATGAAGATGCGCATGCCCGTGAGATCGAGCTTCGTCGGGTCGTACCAGGCGGGCTCGCCGAAGAGCTGCGTGCCGCGCGGCCGCGGGCGCCCCTGGTAGAGCGAGGCGAACGACCAAGGATTGTTCATCTCGATCGCGAGCAGCTCGTCGCGGCTGAAGCGCGCCGGCCAGAGCGACTCGCCCACCTCGCGCCCGAGCGGGTCGCCCGGCTCGGCGAGCGCGGCCAGGTTGGTGAACTCCCACGGGAAGAATTTCGACAGCTTCCCCTCGGCGTGCTGCGCCATCAGCCGGCCGATGAGATCGTCCTCGTGCCACCGCGTGTGCACGATGATGACCGAGCCCTTTTCGAGGCGTGTGAAGACGACGTCGGAGAAGATGTCCCAGATGGTCTCGCGCTGGATCGCGCTCTCGGCGTCGCGCCGGTTGGCGTAGGGGTCATCGAAGACCAGCACGCCCGAGATGCCCACGCCGGTGAGGCCGGCGTCGGCGCCCACGCTCACCAGGCCGCCGCCGGCGAGCGTGCGCATCTCCTCGAGCGAGGACGACGACGGGTCGAACTCCACGCCGTTCATGCGCGCCAGCGCGCGGATGGGGCGCGCCTTCGACTTCGCCTTCGTGCTCGAGTAGGTGACGTAACCGTTCAGGTCGGCCGGCGACGCGCCCATCAGCCACGACAGGCCGCGCGAGATCGACACCGTCTTGCCGAAGCGCGGCGGCATGCTGAAGGTCGCGAAGACGCGCTCGTGCCGCGAGCGCTCGATCGCGTCGAGCACCGGCAGCATGTGGGGCTGCGGCGGCTCGGCGGGGTAGTTCCGGGTCACGTAGTCGGGCAGGGCCTCGACGTCGTACTGCGCCGCGAGCAGCTCGAGCGCCCGCGCGCGGTCGGCGGGCTCCATCTCCGCCAGCAGTTGCTCGTCGAGCTCGACCACCCGTCAGTGCGCCTTCGTGGTCTTCGTGGCCTCGCGCTCGAGCTTCGCCGCCCGGTACTTCTTCAGCATCTCGATGAGCTCGGTCTCGCGGTCGCTCGAGCGCATCGATGCGACCTGGACGCGCCCGGTCACGTTCACTTGCTGCGGGGTGTAGACCCCATCGATCAGGCAGAGCCGGTGCAGCGCGATGACCGCCGTGCGGAGGTCGGGCTTGACCATGTAGTCGCCCGTCTTCGGGTCGATGTGGTCGGGGTCGACCGTGGTCAGGCAGCGCTCGAGCACGCCTTCGAGCTGGGCGCGGCGGAAGTCGGTGCGGTGGCCCTTCATCGCCTCGCCGTCCTTCGCGTACTGCCGCAGGGTCGCCGAGATGTAGCGCCGCACTTGGCGCGGGCTGATGTCCCACTCCTTCGCCAAGATGTTCGCGATCGAGCCGTGTGACAGGCATGCGCGAAGTAGCTGATCTACATACCGAATCCGCTCCGGGTCGAAGCGCATCGGGCGCTGTTTCGACTTGGGCTTCGGGGGCTCGCCATCGCTCGGAGGCGCCTCGTCGCTCATGCGGTCCTCACGAGGTAATTTTCGTCCAACATGTCGATTTCTACTCCACCTGTAATGTCAAAGCGATCGGGCGCTTGCGTCCACTCCCGCGCGGTTCAGCGGGCGGCCCACGTACGCCAGGGGGCTTGACGAGTCTAACCGATCGGTGACCGCATGGTCTTCCTCGCGCGCCTGTGGACGACGAGCGGTCGCTCATGGCGGCGACGACGAACGGCCGGCGAGGTAGTACGCCGCCGCCAGCTCGTACGCGACCGCGAGCCACAGCAGCCACGTGAAGCCGCCGAGCAGGCCGATGGTGCCGAGCGCGGCGGCGCAGAGCGCGAAGGCACGCCCAAGCTGCTCGTCGGGCCCGGGCGCGTCGTCGGGGTCGGGCATCATCGCTGGCACCTTGGGCACGCGTACCAGTCGAACCGCTCGCCGTTCGACTCGATTCGCCCGCCTTTGCGCCAGTCGTCCGTTTCAGCGGGCGTCGCCGCGATGACGCCGCAGGTCGAGCATTCAAGCACGCGGCTCAAGCAATCGAGGCACACGCGCAGGTGCTTACCCGGCGGCGGCGCGGCGAGGTTGGCATGGGCGCAGACCGTCACGGGCTGCCCACCGGCCCGGGCTTGCCGAGCGCGCGCCACGCCAGCGCGAGCAGGCAGTCGCCGGCGTGCTCGATGTCGCCGAAGTCGCCGCCGCACGAGCCGCAGGCGCCGCAGATCAGGAAGCTGCCGCCGTCGGGCTCGTCGGCTTCGCCGATCTCGAGGCTCGGCATCTTCAGCACGTGCGCCGCGACGTCTTCGAGCCCGCGTGCGGCTTCTGTCGCGGTCTGCGCGCCCTCGATGTGCAGCGCTGCACGGAGCGTGCGCAGCTCGTCGCGGATGCGCCGCCAGGTGCGCACGTCGTCCGGTATGCCGAGCAGCCCGCCGATGTCGTGCATCGCCTTCCATATGGCTTCTTCGGTGATCATCGCCGGCGCCGCCTTCCATGCGGCTCGGGCTCGGCTGGCGGCACGGGCGCCTGCTGATGCTCCTGTGCGAACTCAGCCGACGGCGACATGCTGTTGAACTCCTTCAGCGCGGCTTTCAGCTCGCAATACGTGCACTCGCACGGCGGCGCCGAGCCAAGCGCGTGCGCGCCCGCCGCGAGGCAACCATTGTGCTTCACCAGCTTGCGCGCGGCGTCGATGACCTGCCACGCTTCGTACAGCCGGCGCGGGATGACGCAGACCGTGCACGTGCACATCGGGCCCGGCCGCGTGCGTCTTGCGCCGGGCGTCTTCCGCTTCGCGTTCCATGGTCACGCCTCCACGTAGAAGCCGGTCCCGAAGTCGTCGGTGCCGCTGTAGTTCACCAGGTGGAAGCGGCGCTCTTCGGTGGCGGGCGCGCTGGCCATGAACTTCTCCGCCGGCGTGAGGTCGAGCGCCGGCGCGGGGCGCGGGGCGCGCGAGCGCTCGAGCACCACCACGTACTCGCGCGGCGGCGACTGGGCGCCATGGTCGACGACCTTCATGCACCCGCACCGGGTCGTGAGGTGAAGCTTGAAGTTGCGGCTCATCCGGTCGACTCCTCTCCGAGGGCGGCCACGTGCTCGCGGATCTGCCGCACCTTCGTGCGCAGCTCGCCGAGCTCGGTGCGTTCGCCCTCGAGCGTGGCCTTCGTGAGGGCGAGCATCTTCTTCGCCTGCTCGGCCTCGATCTCCCACTCCTTGCGCT